AACTGCCCTGGCATAATTCCAGCAGGTAAATAGTTATCAAATCCTGGAAGACCAGTTTTGATTCCAATTGCCCCCATTGCTTGCTGTTTTTTAAGATTTTCAAAATAGGCGATTGCAGAATCTAAATCTGTAACATCAATATCACGAATGGCTGCTGTGTTTTTTCTTAACTCTGCAGTTTTAGTAATTAAAGACTCAAGGGCACCCAGTCCCTGTCCACCTTGAACATCTGTAGCAGCAGATCTAATAATCTCTTTAAGGCTATTTGTTAAATATTCTGCTTGTACTTCTTCAAGATGATGTTTGGTAGAACCTACATTACTGACTGGCTCAAAATCCCTAAACTTTTCTATAACCAATTCTGTTGGAGGGACAGTTGAGTTATGTTCGTAGTATCTTTTAATAAATTGCCATAGGTCTGTGTGTGTGGTTAAAATATTGTCTATATTGGCCTGCAACAATACGTGCGCCTGCTTGTCTTGCAGCACTGCAGAAATTAGTTTAGATTCTACATCGTTCATCGAGACACCTTATACAATATTAACGCCTGCATCACAAGCACAATTAATGTACCAACAGTCCTAATTAATCCCATCTTATGATTGTGCTCATCGCACCATCTTTCTAAGCGGTCTCTTTCTGCCATGACCTCCCCCATCTAACCTTAAGCCAAGTTCTCTCATGTATATAATATAAAATGAAATTAATAACATTTGACACAATTGTAAACGATACGGTAAAGGCAATATCCTTAGTATAATACCAAGCAAGCACAAAGGTGCTAATGACTGCTATGACTCTCCATGTTAAGGCCTTGGTCAATGATCTTGCTTTTGTACTATTCACTTAACCACTCCTTAGCCTTTTTTCTACGCTCTGCTCGTTCTTTTGTGTCTTTTATATGTTGTTCTTTTGCTTCCAGTATATCATCTGCCGTGTAGGCAAAATGACTCCATGTCGGATTGGATACCACTTCAAAATAATACTCAAGTAACTCGTAGCAGGTCTCTAGTCCATATGAGTCAATAATTGCGTTAGCAGACCACTGCTCAACCCATTTGTTATATCTTGGCTTGTGTCCTAGTTTAAACGTGTAGTGTTTGTCAAACCGACTTAACAGAGCCAATCGCTTCTGCTTGTCGGTCATATTAGTTACCTGATTCTAATTGACCTTCTGCTTCTAAAACTTTTGCTGCTAGTTTATCCTCAACAAACTTATATACACGCTCAAAAGCCTGATCTGTATTTTCTGCATCACGCTTTGAATCTGTAATCCCCAGATCAATTCTTAATGATTGAAAATTTCCAAGGTTAACCGTATAGCCTAGCGTTACTGATATCTTTGTGTCTTCCATTTAATGCCTTTCTGTTATATTGATTCTGACCAAATTGGTATAAATCTACCGTCCTCAGTCTTCGTATATGTCAGTATACCATCTCCCATTCGGCGTGTCAACTCAGCCTTTGTTGGAGTGATATCGTTTGTTATTAAGTTGTCTTTTCTTGGCCTACCAATATGGTATGTAGCCAGTATATCACGAATTTCTTTTACTTGCGATTCAGAATAATAAGATCTTACTTGCCATCCACGTTGACCGCCCTTTTGCGATCCAGTTGGAGATGGAATAATTTGACGCTTCATTAATGATGGCATATACTTTTTATGTCTATTAACAAGGTCAGCAGTTTCTCCCACTGTGTATGCCCTCTCTCTTTTAGTTTTAAAATCACTTATTAGACAACTCTCCATCCTATCTTTATTAATATTATAAATTGACATAATGCCATTAGATCTGTTATAATGCACAACCCTAATCAAATCTTTATTTAAAAACCAAACTTTTTTATTACCAGGTATTACAGGAGCGACATTGTATTCTTCGCTCGTTCTGTTTCCTTTTTTAGTAGCCATCGACCTTCCTCCGAATCAGACGGTGGGTGAAAAAATTTTCTTGATCCACATACTAAACAGTATACCTCTAAATGTGATATTGAATTGTAAACCCTGTCTACTAGCATTTTGTGAAAACATTTTACACATTTTATCATTAAAGAGGAATGCCGACAACCAATATATTTACCGATACTGACAAGTTTCCAGTTTCATTAAATCTAACTATGCCCTCTACACGTGAAGTTCCAACACTTTTTAAAACTACGGTAACATTTTCTCCAGCATTAGTCTGTCCTATATTTACTGGTGTGGCGGTTGCAACTGGCTTAAATTTAAATTCGGCTGGAAACACATACTCAAAAGACTCTTCATCACCAATATTTTTTGAAGCGTTGGTTACAACTACTTTTTCTGTTCCAATAATTCTTGCCTCAGAAGCCTTGACTGATCTTGGCCCGTCACCTGGAATATCAACTGTTACATATTTTGACGACGAAGGTGATATTTGTTTCGACAATTCATTTATCGCATTTACTATGCTATAAATATAGTTTACGTCTAGAGGCTGTCCTCGTTCTGGTGGTGATATTTGTGCCATAGTTCCTCCTGTATAATTATACCAAACTTAAAGTTCCCAAAAATATAGTATTGACGGTTCTTCTTTCTTTAATTATTCCGCCTATTTGTACGGCTATTTCTACACTGCTACCGCCCTGACTAACAATAGAGTAGTTATTTGAAACAGAGGCTCCATGATATGTGTAATTGGTTTGATTGTTATATTTTATAAATATATCATAAGACGCTATGCCTGGAACAGACTCCCAAGTGACCATGATAATAGAGTTAATTTGTGCAATGCTGCCGTTAACCAAAGACAGTGGTTTTCCAGTAACCTTGTGTATGTAAGACCAGTGCGAATATCTATTCTTATCTTGTGAAGCAATTCTATATCTAACTAAATATTCACCATCTTTACCCGCTGGGGGCAAGGACAATCTCGGAATAATTACTTTCTTGGTACCCTGATCAGCCATTATCAATGTCCATTCCAAATCTAAATTCAATATAACTAGTAGTATTGGCTTCTTTGATTATAGTTTCTGCATCTGTATTTTTAATTACTGAATACCCAACTAGTCCGTATAAAGGATTTACAGATGTTACATTTTCTAAACGAATAGCATCAAAACAAACATAAAAATTATTTGACGGAACAGTAGCATTTTCTTCAATTACGGTTGTATATATTTTTACGGTATTGACTACATCCCAATTAAATCCACTTGAACTTGTCCGTAACTGTTGCAATTGTTTAGGTACAACAATATATCTATTATTTGCAAAATTATAATCATCAATAATTACCTCAAACCTGGCCCACTGTCCACCCTCTAGTACATCGCTATCTGAAAATTCTATTAAGATATAAACTTTTTTTGGATTAATTGGAGCAGTGTCTTTATTGTTTTTATTTACAACAGAAAATGCAAGTTTTATTTGATCTGTTGGAGCATTCTTACTTAAATTTAATGTTGTTGCATTTAATCCAACATAATTGCTGCCTGGGTTTACCTTAAGCCTGGTAACTCCACCCACTGTTTCTTTTGATAGTTGTGACATTGCCCCATTTGTAATAACAATATTATTTAAAAATCTACATCTTTCGTATCGCTCAACTCTTTCTGAATTGGTAAAAATTCTATTATTGGCATTTGTTGTAAATGCCACTACATCTGCTCCATTGTTATCTTTAACATAAATTTCTCCAACATGATCTACGGAATCTAACGGCGTATATTTTGGTGATAATTCAATTTGATTATTGTATTTCCACCCTTCAGATTCTGAAAACGAAAATAATGTTTTGCTGTCATATGCTCCTGCAGTGGGGTTGGCTCCTGCAGAATAAACTCCAATTTCAGAAACCTCATATCTTTCTTCGGTTGGAAGTTCTGCTGTAAGCACAATTTTAGCCGTTCCATCTTCGTCCTTTACATACCCTCTAGACGTAATTGGCACACGAAACATTTCAAAATCTAAACAAGTTTTATTAGAATAGTCACCAAATGAAATCTCAGGATCGTTGTCCAACGGTGTTGCCCCACAGCCAACTGCAATGTAGGAAGCATATGCTGGGGACTGTCCCACAAGATATTTAGCAATTATATTTTTACCAGTTTTAGTTATCATAGTTATTCCACCTCGTATATTGTATCACTAAGAACAATTCCTTGCTGAAGTATCTGAACTTCTACCTGCTCTTCTATATTCATATTAATAACATTAATTACCAAATCCCCTGTTATTGGGTCTGTATATACTATTTTACAATTTTCTATTTGTTTTGTAGGGTCATTTGGATCAAGCGTATACCCCGTACCACATTCTGGAATTCTGTCGCCAAGATTAATCGGAAAGTTTTTAAAATATGAATCTGCAGTTTTTTGTAATGCAAGAATATTTTGTGGATTATATTGAAAAAATACGGAACTTAAATTTTTGATAGGGCTATAAATTACATTTTCTCCATTAATTAAATCGCTTCTAGACATAGTGATTATTTCATGACCGCCAATATCTTCAAATATTAAATCAGTCATTATTTCAATTGGAACGGTGTCTGGAGGGGTAATGATTAAGTCTGGAGTAGCAGGTTTAATCGCATTTGGTTTGTTAACATTTTGAGATGATTGTGGAATTTGTGGAGTTGAATTAATTGCCATTACCTTACCTCACTTAAATATATAGTCATGTTAGGACCTTCAGCAGTTTTGCTGTATTCAATATGATATACAACATATCTGTCATTTGTAATTTTTTGAATATTATCTTTTGTATATTTAACAGAAACAATGTCTCCTAATTGAATTGTTGAGTTAGCAAAAATTTTTAAACCTATAGACTTTCTTGGTTTAATAATTTTAGATAACAGCCACTTCATTAAATTGTTTGCCTGATCTTGTGTTTGAATGTATGGCGTTTGAATAGAAAAATCTTTTTTACCATATGTCATTCTACTTAATTTAATGTCTTCGTAATCTTTGTTTATTTTAAAAGGAGATGACACAACACTTGATCCCTCTAGTACGGGGTCAGATAAAGAACTATTTTTAGAGTAGAATTGATCTACGGTTAACTCTCCTCTAGATTCTTGAGTAAACGTTACTCCTTGAATTCTTAAATAATTTCCTGTTGTTTCGTCTAAACTTAATGCTGTGTCTGTGGCATTAAATATTATAAACTCAGCCCCGTAAGATCCTGCTCTAAATCCAGACACTGTGTAACCTTTTATTTTATTAAATGTTGGAGACATTTTTGCATAAAGTGCTGGATAGGCTTTGTCGTATCTTATATTAAAGGTGGCAGCCTCACGCATAATAGTGCCAAATTCTTCAAAATACATATTGTATTTATTTGGTTCTGAACTACTGATTCCAGACAGGTATGTTTCTTGAACAATACCACTCATAGCATACTTTCTAAATGATTCGGTAGCATTAATCTCATTGTCATAAATGCTATTAACTGGTGTGTTTAAAGCAAAAACAGCATTTCGACTATAATTATTTGACAAGGCATATATGTTTTCAAACATGATTCGTGACGAACCTCGAACAAATAAAGCCATATTGTTATATACTGGAAGTGGTTCTTGGTCTACTACTGTAGTTAAAAGCGATCCATTCATATATAAATGAAATATTCTAGCGTTACCCAAGGCTTCATACTCAATCCCAATGTCATAAACAGTTGATTGTTGCTCAGATGCCATTCTATACTGACCTGTAAATTTTCCATCATCTACAATAATATTTCCCAAGCCTTCCCAAATTTTTACTGGAATAGCATTATTAGAATTACTATCTTTTTTTATTTTGTAAAATATAACATTGTGAACATTTTGTTTTTCAAGAGTAGATATATTAGAACTTCCAAGTGCGATTAATTCTAAATAATAGCCGTTATTTGTTTGTGGGTTTAACATTACAGCAAGACCTCCACTACCTCCAGAAATAGTTATATCTTTATCTGGAGTTAAACCTGGGACAGTATAATATGTCGTACTGCCATTTGCGGTTTGTCCACGACTTGTATTGTTCTCTATTTTACCTATAATTCTCATTCTAGTACCGAAATGTTTAAAATTATTATTAAGTGGTTTATACACATATGATATAAAGTCTCTTGGTTTTTCTGTTACTGGAATTGGTGGTCCCTGCATAACAAAAGCAGAAGACTGTATGGTTCCAGGTTTTGTTGCTGTAAAATTATTTACATCTGATTCAGCATTAAAGGTAGCAGACATAAAGTTTCTTATAATTCCATTTCTTGTTGTTTTTTTAGCAAGTTCATTATTAATTCCAGCAGCGCCTTCTTGGGTAGTTAACGCTTGAGTGTTGTTTTCAAACAAATGCTTAGACTGCATTGAACACCCTCTAATGTTTGAATCATTTTTCCAATACGAACTTAATCCTGCAAAATGCTCTACAATAGTGGTGCCAAACTGGCCTCTACCGTGTTTAGCAACTAATCCATTTTTTAATTTTAACACTTGATTAACTTCTTCATAATTAGGCTCTGAATATATTCTAACAAGTCCAGTTGGATAAATTTTACCGTTAAATGGTAATTGTGAAAAATAATATTCGTATTCTTGTGGACTGTTAATCCAAACATTTCCTACTCCAGCAACATTAAATTGAACCGCATCATATTTAATTATTTCGCCATTAGAATAAAAGTATCCGTTATATCTTGCAATCCAATAAACCCCTTCGCCAAGATCTATAACGTTATCTGTTATTTCTCTATTAACGACTCGTGGTAATTGATTAGATAAATTAGAGTTAAGTGGTATAGCACTTAAAAGATAAGAAGACTGCATTCCCGTTTCATTATTAACAGATTTAGTATTTTCTGTTCCAGAAACCTCCCACAAAAGCACTGGTTTATAAATCCAATTTCTATCCATGTCAATTAAACTTGCTTGCTTAATGGTTCCTACAGATCTTTGTATATATTTTTCAGCATAGTTAATTTTGCCATCATTAAAAACTTGATTTTCTTCTGAAGCAATTTCAAGAATATTTGGCATAATGTTTAAAGTTGAATCAGGATTATTTCCAGACAAATAAGCAGTTATAGGTCTTTGACTTTCTGTTGGCATTATATAGTCTTTGCTCATTATAACAAAATTATTGTATTCGTCAAAAAACATTGCCGATTGAGATGCAATGGCCAACTTCTCTAAAACTTCTGCAACGCTAATATCTGGCTCTACATAAAAGTATGGAATAATTAATTCTACTTCATCGGCTACTCTTTTAAAACTATAATTTGCAAAGCCAACAGAATCTAAAAGATATGCTATTGCAGAACTAAGGGATACGTTTGTCATTAAAGTTTGTGTGGCTGTTAAATTTTCAAAGTAAAAAAACAAGTCTCGCAATTCCAATTGTATTGTTTGCTCCCCTTTATCAATCTTTGGAAAACCATCTGAGTATAAAGTTTTTACTGGAACATAATAATCCCAACCTTCTACATTAAATATAATATCATAAAATTTAATTTGAATATGTCTATTAATATATTTTTTAATTATACTTGTATTATTGTTTTCATTAAATGCATCATCATAATCAAATATAGAAAGTGATCCAGTAGACGCTAAAAGTTGACCTACTGGCATTCCGCTAATACCTAAATCCGAAGCATTCTTTCTTACATTAAAATCTGTGACCTTATCAGAAATGTTTGCTGTTAATCTTGGGGACATCTCAATAAGATCAAACGTACAATTTGATTTATTCATTGTATCAACAACAATTCTAATACCTTTAATGTTGTCAAACTCTCTGTAGACTTCAACTGCACCAACATTTAAATATTTTGTAGGATTTGTCATATCTGTTACAAAGTTAGTTAGCCTATCTACCTCAGACTCTTCTAAATACCAGCCGTACTGTGGTGTAAAAACTCTGTAATCGTTTATCTCGTCAAGCCAAATATGAAATTGGCCTATGTCATTTTCATTAGCACAAACCAAATATGCATACCCATTAACTGATTTTTCTGGTAATAATGTTGTTGAACTATATTTTTCTGCATAAACAAATATATCTCTGTATTGCTGTGGTACTTTTAGTCCATAAGCCAATTCAACATACCCGTCACTTTTAATAATAGGCGTTCCATCTTTTCTAAAAGAAGATTGATTAAAAGACAATAAGTCAACCCAAGAGTTATTTTTTAAAGCCTGTACCTTCCATTTAACTGGTGTTGATCTTTTAGAATCACCATAAAACGGATCTGATATTGATGAAGACGCTGATGCAAAAGTACCGAGATCTACGCTGCCTACATGCGTTTGCATTTTAATAACAATTCTATTTGCAGCAACAGCCTCTTTGTACACAATAAATGGTGCAGTGTCTTCAATGGCAAACTCTCCATTCTTTAAAAGAGATATGCCATACTCTATTCCATTTTCTGTTCTAAATGACGTCCAATATTTAAAAGAATCTGCTACGTCTGGCATATAATATCTAGGACGACTTGCCATATTAATGTTGGGGTGATGCAAATAATTACCTGGTAAAAATTTTGCCTTATTAATTCCAGACCTTGGTCTAAATTGTTTAAAACAATCTTCTAATGAATAAATTAATTCTAATTGTTCTTTTTTAGTTTTTAAAGTTATTGGTGATCCGTTATCTGCAAAGCCTCCATCAACAACTACGTCTGCATCAGTAGCACCATAATAAAATGGTATTTGTGTGTCGCTGGTTTCTGATGGATCAAAATTGCCTGGAATAATTTTATATGGAGAAGTAGACTGATTTGGCCTATATCTATAGTTACCAATTTTAAAAATATTGTTTGGAGAATTTAAATTCCATTCTGCAATTACAGCACTTTTAGTTTTAATTACAGAAGATGTTTCTAAATGTTTTTTTAAGTCTTCATTGTAAAACATTATGCCTCTTCCAAGCCAATAGAAATATCCCAAAGATCTAAGTTAGGGCCACGCCTAATAACCGTGTGAGAAAAATCTGAAAAGAAAACTTCAAGTAACTGATTGTATTGTGGTAAATGTGCATAAGCAGAATCATCTTTGCCAAATAGTGAATATTTGTCGTATGACAAATAACACCAAAAAGATCCTTTGTGCTTTTCATACCAGTCAAGCAATTCTACTCCTCCTGCACCGCCATCGGTTGTGTAATTGTGTTTATTGCTTTTTCCTTCTGAATCAAAATCTGGATTTAAAGAAAAACCTCTTGAGGGTAAATTTGTATAACTAAAAGATATCGACAACTTATCTGCAATATGATAAGAACGCATTCTGCCATTTATCATGCGCTCTCTTTTTTCAATTCGTATATTTCCAAAATCAATTGACGATCTGTTATCGTCTGACAATATTAAAAACTGATTAATGTTATCTGGATTTACTTCAGAACCTGGATTAGAATTAATTTCAAGACCGTTAGGAATATACAAACCATTTTCCAGTTTGCCAGAATTTTCAGACCAAAGCATGGCTTGAGGTCTACCATATTTTTTACGACCAGAGATATATGTGCTGGTTGCCATTATAGTCTAACACTCCTTAACTTTTGAGAGTTTACTCTCTGTATATTTGTCATAACTGCCTGAGCAATTTCATCTGGGTTTGCATCAGACTTAACATTAACACTAATACTATAATTATACACTGAGTCTCCAACTGACTCCCCGCCATTTATTGCCTTCATCGTATCAATGCCGTGAGTATTAACAGCATACTTGCTCATTACAAATTCTCCTGGAGTAAGCATTGCTGGAACTGTATCAGTACCTAGTGGCATTCCTCCTGCAGCAAAATATTTTGTTATTAATCCACCAGCACTCTTAAATTTAATGGATCCTGCATGGATAGGGGTTGTAGAAACTGCTGTCTTGCTGAATTTTGCTGCATCTGCAATTTCTTTGGCTTTAAATGAAGCATAAGTTGAATAAAATTTTTGTTGTTGTTCTGCTTTTTTCAATTGTGATGCTATAGAGGCTGCTCCAATTGCCCCACTTTCTGCTGCTGCTAAAACACTAGGATTTACTTTTGCTGCAGCAAGTGCTGCTGCATTAAGATCTCCTGCTGCTTTTGCTGCTGCATATGACGCTGCTGCTTGTGCAGATGTAAAGCCAGTAGCACCTGTTGCACCAGTTGCACCCGTAGATCCTGTTGCACCATTACCGCCTGAAGATCCTCCTGTTTCATAGTTAACAGTTATAGTTATTGTTTTACTTTTAATTTCATCATACAAACTTTTAATCTTTGCCCAGGTTTGTGCAGCAGTCGAACTATCTGCATTAAATCCATCAAGAGCCTCTTTAATTTGTTTTCTTAATTTTTCATCTATTAATGTTTGTTGAGCAAGAATTTCTTCCCATTGCTCTCTTGTCTGTCCTGCAACCTCTCTGTTACGATCATTAGCAGCAATAATATTCCCAAGAACTGTGAGTTGATAATCTAACGCAAGATTTTTTGTTGTTTCAAGATTGATAGCAGTTTGCAATGGCAAAATTTTATTTTGTTCAATCTCATATATTTTTTCTTCATGTGCTCTTATTGCAAGAAGCAAGCCTTCTCTTTTTTCTTCTATAGCATAAATAGCATCCTTGGCTTCTAGAATACTTTTTTCTAATGCCAATTTTTGAGGATCATTTTCAAGAGCATATATCTGCTGAGATATTTGCCATCTTCTTTCTTCAATCTGATCTTTTGTTAGTCCATTTGCATTGGTCAATCCCTTAATTGCATTGTCTCTTGCTTGTGTCAACGCATCGCCTTGTCCTGTTGCAAAATCTTGAGCATTTGATGCTCTCATGGCCTGTGCAGCACGGGCAGCAGCAGAGATATCACCCTGAGTTAAAGCATCCGCTAAATCTAATTGTTGCTCTTGTTGACGAATAATAGATTCATTAACCTTTTGAACTTCTTCTAATGCTTCGGCTTGTTCATCATATCTGTCGCTAATCTTGCCTGCCTGATAATTCATTACTTCTAAGTCATGAGAAAGAACATTGGATTCCTCTTGAAGCGTTTTAATTGGACGGTCATATTTCATCTCTATTTCTCGTTCCCAATCGCTAATCTGTTCTTTGAGATCTTCGAGAACGTACTTTAATTTACCAGTTACTTTTTTACCATCTACTGTTAGATTTAACTCTTTGACGTCCATATTTTCAACACTACGCTCAATCTTTTCAATTTCATCACTAATCATAGATATCTGATGTTCGTAAATAGCAAGTTCAGCATTCATTGCTGCAAGTGCTTCATCACTTTCAGTCTTACTTCTACTTAATTGCTTAAATGTTTTACCATTAAATTGATTAACTCCAGTGCTGTCGGCCATACCAGTAACATTAGATTTAAGGGTGTATTCATCCATTGTCTTGTATGCATCAAAAACCTTCATTGCTGCATCATATGCTTTTTGGAATTTTTCAAGTGGGGTCAAAAGATTTTTCTCAAGATCTTTAGCAGATTCGGAAGTAGAAATAAGATTAAACAAATCTTTCATTAATTTCTGAGTATCCCCAGTACCACTCTTAATCTGATCCATTATTGCAATCATTGAAATTAAATCTTCGGGATCTTGAATTGCATCATAGATAGAAGCCATGGAAAGGCTTACTTCTTTACCCGTTGCATCTATTGTTTTAAGTCCTGATAAGAAATTTATTAAATCTGGTGTTTTCTTTAAAGCATCAATTCTTGTTTCGTTGGTTTTGGTTTTGTCAACTAGGCCTTTTATTTGCTCTCTTAAGATACGTTGCTGAGTTAAAACATTATTAGTCTTTAATTCTTGCGCTGTTATTTTTCCTGTTGCTATGGCAGTAACATATGTCTGATTCTCCATAGCCTTTTCTATTTCAAGATTAGACAAACCAGCAGCCCTTAATGTTGCGTATGCCTTATTTTGTTGATTGATATTCTTAATAACCTTCTGTTGTTCTACTTGAAATTCTCCAACTACCGCCTTATCCATACCCTGGCGCATAGCATTACCTTTATCAGTTAATACGAAATCTCCCTTCTTGTATTTCTGAGTTCTTGTGACCATCTTACCTTTTTCATAGTCAAACTCTTTATACTTCTTCTTACCCTTTTTAGTTGCAGTAAATCCAAATTCTTTCTGTGCTTCTGGATCTAGATTAGTAATGTAATTAATGAAATCATCACTATATCCCTTCTTCATTAGTTGTTGTTCTATTCCAACAAATTTATTTGCTACTGATTTACTTCCTGCAGCAGCGATTGCTTTTTGTAATTCTTTAAAACCACCCGCAGCATTAATTGCAGCATTTCTAACATTCTTGAGACGTTTCATAATATCTTCAAATGGATCTGCTTTTTTGCCACCCTTATCTTGTCCTTCATATTTGTTTGCGTTATTACTAGCAATATCTTGTTTGACCTTTTGCATAGTATCTTCGCCAGCCATGTCCCTTCTAACTGATTCTCGACCAGCCTCAGTTGCGTAATAATCTGCTACTGTTTTCGCTCCGCCTGCTGCCTTAACTCTTCTTGCAATTTCAGCATCTACACTCTTATCATCAATTTGCTTAACAAGAGTTATATATTCTTGAACAACTGTTTTCTTTACTTCGGCTGGTAAATTTTCAAACTCTGCCCAACGAGATA